AACGCCCCTGATTACGTTTACATGACGCAGGATGCAAAGTTTGGTGTCACTCCTATTCCGAATGCAGCTTATGTAATCGAATATAGATATTGGAAATTTCCTGCTGACCTTGTATTAGCCGATGATGTATCAATAATACCTAATAGATTTAAACATGTAATCATTGATGGTGCTATGATGTATATGATGCTATTNCGTTCTAATGANCAGAGCGCCAGTATGCATAGTACAAAATTTGAAGATGGCATAAAAATGATGCGTAGGTTAGTTGTTGACCCGCATCCGAATGTTATATCTACTGCGCTACAAAAATCTAGTAATAGCGTAAGTATTGATAGAAATTAACTATGACTGACAATGTACAAACTTTTGTCTCGATTTGTTCAGGGGGGCTTGTCACTAATGTTGACCCCTTGACTCAAAGCAATACTTTATCTGGAAGCGCCATACGTCTGATTAATATGGAGCCTGCACTTGAGGGTGGTTATAGACGTATAAACGGTTATGAAAACTCTTACGGAACGTTACCCGGCACAGGTAAAGTGTTAGGTTTGGCAGTAAATGGTGAGATAAATCAAGGCATACTTGGTTGTAGAACACCTTCTTCAGGAAACAATTACCTACATTGGTATAACCACTACTACGATGTAGCACTAGGGTCAGGAGAAGGCGCAGGTTTTACTGTAGGTGAAACACTAACCGGTGTAGTTAGTTCAGGTGATAGCACTGCTATAGTAGCAACAGGCACAGTAATATCTAGAACATCAAATGCTATTGTAGTAAACTTTGGCAGATTACCTGATAATACTTTTGCTACAGGTAATGTAATTACAGGTGGTACATCCACTGCAACAGGTACGGTAGCAAGTACTCCTACAGTTAAAGGCTGGCAAGCAGTATCCACTGCAGGTAGTCCTACCATGACAGGAGTTGAAATTGTACGATTTGAGCGGTACAATTGGTCTGAAGAAATCCTGTTGTTAACAGATGGTATTAACCCAGCAGCCAAATATAATGGAAGTACATATACACAGATTACGCATACTAATGCACCTAACAATCCTAAGTTTGCTAGTGCTTTTTCAAATCACCTTTGGTTAGCTGGCGACCCTGACGAGCCTTTTAATATTTATTTTTCTGCTCCTAATGCAGACACAGACTTTGACCCTGCAAGTGGAGCAGGTGTTATTAACATAGGCTTTACAATAACACAATTAAAGTCTTTTCGTAATCAACTATATGTATTTGGCCAGAATCAAATTAAACGTATTGTTGGGGATAACTACTCTAATTTTAGTGTAGAAAGTGTCACTAATGACTTGGGTTGTGTTGCACCAGATACTGTAGTTGAATTTGGTGGAGACATTATCTTTCTTGGTCCGGATGGCATTAGACCTATTTCAGGAACATCTAGGATTGGTGACGTTGAGCTTGAAACAGTATCCCGTGAAATACAAAAAACATTTGAAAATTATACAGCAAACGAAGATGTAACTAAACTAAAAGCTCTAGTGATTCGCAGAAAATCACAGTTTAGATTATTCTTTGAAGCTAATACTTCTTTATCTTTGTTAGCGGCTATACGTAAAAGTTCTTCAGCGCAGTCTACATTTGAATATAGCCAGCTTGTGGGTATTGAAGCAACGGCAGTAGCTAGTGGATACATAGGGCAGTTTGAGTTCGTGCTTCATGGAGATACTACTGGTAAAGTATTCAAACAAGAAGAAGGTAGTTCATTTGGTGGAAGTGATATATTAAGCGTTTACCAAACTCCCTTTTACTTTATGCAAGACCCAGAATTACGTAAAGTATTTTATAGAGTTAAAACCTTTCTTAAATCAGAGGGTGAGTCAACAATATCAGTAGGCATAGAGTATAATTTTGGTGATGCAGAAATTTTTACACCCTCAAACTTTGAATTAACTACAGCAGGTGCTGCTTCTTTCTTTGATGCAAGTTCAACTATTTACGATGATACAGCCATCTATGACGGAAATCCTACACCAATTCGTAGTACTAACATAAGTGGTTCCGGTGATTCTATTTCGGTATCTTATGTTACCAACAGTACAAGCCCCAGCCATACCATACAGGCTGTATCAATATTGTATGGAACAGGGGATAGGAGATAACAAGTGGCAGGATATACAAGACAATCTTCAGCAGATATTATCGCAACGGCTGTCGTACGCGCTAATCCAATTAATGTGGAATATAATGCTCTTCGGGATGCCTTTAGTGCAAGCACAGGACATAAACACGATGGTACTACAGCAGAAGGTGCTCATATACCTTTAATTGCTGACCCAGACGCACTAAATAAAGTAGCAATTAATACAACAAACAATCGCGTTGGTGTTTTTGTAGAGGTATCCGGTGCTGCTGTTGAACAGATACGTATTCAAGACGGTGCAATAGCTCCTGTTACTACTAATGATATTGATTTAGGCACATCTAGCCTACAGTTTAAAGATTTGCATCTTGTCGGTACAGCCACAATAGGCGTACTGCAAATGGCTAACGCTACCATTACATCTAATCTTACAGTAAACGGGAACACTACACTTGGCAATGCTGCAAGTGACACTGTTACAGTTACTGCAGATGTAGCCTCTCCTCTATTACCTTCTGCTGATGATACATTTGACTTAGGTGCTGTAGGCTCTGAGTGGCGTAATCTGTACATTGACGGTACAGCTAATATTGATGCCCTAGTGGCTGGTACTGCAGATATCAATGGTGGCACAGTAGATGGTGTTGTTATTGGTGGAGCCAGTGCTGCTGCGGGTACATTTACATCCTTAAATGCTTCTGGTACATCTACACTTGCTACAGTAGATATTAATGCTGGCGCTATTGACGGCACTATTATTGGTGCTAATTCTGCAGCCGCTATTACAGGTACTACAATTACTGGAACGTCCCTTGTTGGTGCGGTTACGGGCGATGTAACAGGTAACGCAGATACTGCTACGGCATTAGAAACAGCACGTACTATAGGCGGTGTATCATTTGATGGCACTGCTAATATTAATCTTCCCGGCGTAAATACTGCAGGCAACCAAGCTACTTCAGGTAATGCAGCTACAGCTACAGCCTTAGCGACTGCTCGTACTATTGGCGGTGTGTCATTTAACGGTACAGCTAATATAAACCTTCCAGGTGTTAACGCTGCAGGTAATCAAGATACATCAGGCAATGCGGCTAGTGCGACTGTACTAGAAACAGCTAGGACGATTGCTGGTAAATCTTTTAATGGCAGTGCAAACATTACTATTGCTGCTACAGATTTGTCGGATACTAACCAGAGTTTAGCTACAGGTGACAATGTACAGTTTGCGCAAGTAACTACCACTGGTAATGCTACTATTGGCGGTAACTTAACAGTAAATGGTACAACAACTACAGTCAACTCAAGTAACCTGACTGTGGCTGACCAGCTTATTGAATTAGCTCATGGGCGTTCGGGTTCACCTTCTGGCGATTCAGGTATTATTATTGAGCGTGGTAGTGATGTTAATGCGTTTATTGGATTTGATGAAAGTGCCAATAAATTTATTGTAGGTACTGGTACGTTTACTGGTGCATCTACTGGTAACCTTAATATTACTACAGGTACACTTATAGCTAACCTTGAAGGTAATGTTACTGGTACGTTTACTGGTAATGCAGATACTGCCACAGCCCTAGCTACTGCACGTACAATTGCGGGTCAATCTTTCAATGGTACAGCTAATATTAGTATTGCACCTACTGACCTCACAGGCGTAAATGCTACTGCTGCTGAAATAAACGTTGTAGATGGTGGCACATCAGCTACTGCTACTACTCTTGCAGATGCAGACAGAGTTGTAGTCAACGATGCTGGCACTATGAAGCAAGTAGCATTGACTGACTTTGAAACATACTTTGAAACATCTTTAGACACACTGAGTAACTTAACAACTGTGGGTGCAGTAAATAGCGGTAGCATCACAAGTGGCTTTGGTGCTATTAACAATGGTTCAAGTGCTATTACCACTACAGGTACAGTGACATTTGGTACATTATCAGATGGTACTGACAATATAACAGATATTGTAACAAGTGTAAGTAACAGTTCAACTAACGCACAACTACCTTCAGCAGCGGCTGTAGAGTCACGTATTCAAGCTGTAAATGGAACATCAAATAACGTAACAGGTCTTACTGCTACGGGTCCAGA